TCAGTTGAGTGCATTATTTTATCAAAGATTTATTGACAATGGAAAGATCACACTTTTCTCTCCTCATGACGTAGAAGGACTTTATGATAGTTTTGGCACAGAGTCCTTTGATGAACTATACGTAAAGTATGAGAATGATGATTCTATACCTAAGACACAAGTAGATGCTCAAGAACTTATATTAGACCTCTTGAAAGAAAGAGCAGAAACTGGTAGAATCTACATAATGAATATCGACCACTGTAATTCACATTCTTCTTTTGTGGATAAAGTGGAGATGAGTAATCTTTGTCAAGAGATTACATTACCAACTAAACCTGTACAACATATCGACGATGAAACTGGAGAAATTGCTTTGTGTATCCTTAGTGCTATTAATATTGGCAAAATTAGGGACATTTCGGATTTTGAAGTTCTTTGCGATCTTAGTGTTCGGTCTCTTGATGAGCTTATTGATTTCCAACAGTACCCAGTCGGAGCAGCTGAAGTCGCTACCAAAGCACGACGTTCACTTGGTATCGGATACATTGGATTAGCACATTATCTTGCCAAGCAAGGAGTATCTTATGGCGACCCAGAAGCGTGGAAATTGGTACATGATTTAACAGAAGCATTCCAATATTATCTCATAAAGTCCACTGTGAACCTAGCCAAAGAGAAGGGTGCATGTCAATATTCTAATCGTACTAAATATTCTCACGGTGTACTTCCAATCGATACTTACAAAACAGATGTTGACGAATTAGTTCCAAACAAGTTAAACTTTGACTGGGAATCTCTTCGTCAGGATGTAAAGAAATATGGGGTCAGAAACAGCACATTATCCGCACAAATGCCTTCGGAATCATCTTCCGTTGTTAGCAACGCAACCAATGGTATAGAACCTCCAAGAGGATATCTCTCAATCAAGAAGTCAAAGAAAGGACCTCTCAAGCAGATTGTTCCCTCCTACAATACCTTAAAGAATAATTATACGTTGCTCTGGGATATGCCTGATAACACAGGGTATATTAATATTGTTGCTGTTATGCAAAAGTTCTTTGACCAAGCAATTTCTGGAAACTGGTCGTACAATCCACAAAATTATGAAAACTCAGAAGTTCCTGTCAGTGTAATGGCACAAGACTTCCTATCTACTTACAAGTATGGTTGGAAGACATCTTACTATCAGAACACATATGACATTAAGACCGATGAAGTTGGTGATACCTTAGATAATGAAAAGAGTGATAACTTAGAATGTCTATTAAACGAATTAAGCAACGCAAAGGAGGGAGAGTGTGAATCCTGTTCAATTTAAAGTTTCACCTATCAATAGCAAAAAAATGAATAATCTTAAAGGCATGACCGTCTTTAACACAGAGGAGTGTGATACAAAGAAGCAACCTATGTTTTTTGGTAAACCTTTAGGAGTACAGAGATATGATAACTTCAAGTATCCTGCATTTGAGAACCTAACTAAATCTCAATTAGGATATTTCTGGAGACCAGAAGAAGTATCTCTACAAAAAGATAGGGCAGACTATCTTGTTTTGAATAAAGCACAAAAACATATCTTTACTAGTAATCTTAAGTATCAAATACTATTAGATTCTGTACAAGGTCGTGGTCCTGGTATGGCATTCATGCCTTACTGTTCTTTACCAGAACTAGAAGGTTGTATGAACATTTGGCAGACCATGGAGATGGTTCATAGTCGCTCTTATACACACATCATTAAAAATGTATATGCTGATCCCTCTGATGTTTTTGACCACATTCTAGACGACGAGAAGATCCTCTCACGAGCACAATCAGTTACTAAAGCATACGATGACTTTATTAATCTTGCTCAACAGTATGGTACTAGCAATATGTGGAAAGAAAGTTGGAAAGATTCTCCAACAGCAAACTGGGAACTACATGATCTTAAACGAAATTTATACAGAGCAGTTGCTAATGTCTACATCCTTGAAGGAATTAGATTTTATGTGTCATTTGCTTGTTCTTTTGCATTTGGTGAACTAAAATTACTAGAAGGAAGTGCTAAAATTATTGGACTCATTGCTAGAGATGAGAGTCAACACATGACTGTCACTCAAAACATCCTTAATAACTGGAAAAAGAATGATGATCCAGAAATGAAGCAGATTGCTAAGGAAGAAGAGGAAAATGTCTATAAAATGTTCCGTCAAGCTGTGGAAGAAGAAAATCTATGGGCAGAGTATTTGTTCAAAGATGGATCTATCATTGGTTTGAATGATAAATTACTACAGAAGTATGTTGAATGGACTGCCAATCGTCGCTTGAAGTCTATCGGACTCAATGCAATCTTTGACGCTCCTATCAGCAACAATCCTCTTCCTTGGACAGCACACTGGTTATCATCTAAGGGTATGCAAGTAGCTCCACAGGAGACAGAGGTTGAGTCCTATCTAATTGGGAGCATAAAACAAGATGTCAAAAAAGACACCTTCGCAGGGTTTCAATTATAAATTTGAAATTGTCTTTGACAAGAAGAAAGAAACAACCCTACAGAAAATAAAGAGGTGGATTAGTAAACAAAAACCACCACTTAATATTATTCTAAAATATCTTTTTTCATACATAGAAAAAATGTATTGGGATGGTAAAGTCTTACAGACTATGGCAGGAGTTGACTTAGAAACTAAAAAATTACATGAACTATGGGAGGCAGATGACAAACAAATCACCCCGCACACAGTGGAGACAGGAGTATTTGGCAAGGAAGGCTGGTCTATCCAAATTTCAAACCCGATTGTTGGAGGAAGGACCGAAGAGTCTGAGTCAGGCATGGTATCTGGGAGCGATGCATCAGGATTACGAGAAGATGATGGGGATAAAGAAACCTCCAACTCGTGAGTCTGGACATCAAACAACACTAAAAGAGTTTTTTGCTAGATGGAAGTAATTGATAATCTAATAAAAATAATTAAGAAACATCAGGAGGGTTTACCAAATGTAGAACCACTTGAGGTTGACTCTGAGTTTGAAAAAGTATTACATGACACCGATGATGGAAAACTAGACATCAAAAATGAAATGTATTATTGTACTGGACTTAGAAAAGTTCATACAGAGGTTGCCAAACTAGGTAATCTTAATATTGTACATTGTATATGGTATCCTGATCCAGAGTTTGATCTACCTATTTTTGGTGTTGATATTGTTGCTATGAAAGACAAAGTTAGTGCTGCTATCACAGACATATCTCCTGTAGATGGTCTTGACCATGAGATCTTTGAAGACATAGAATATATCAGTGAGAGTTTTTATTTCCCACATGATAGAGTTCTACCAGAATGGGGTGAAGTGTTCTCACCATACTGTAAGTTTGCAAGATTAACCACAGATAAAGAGAAGAAAGATTTCTGTGATATTGTAGATCAATACCTTGACATATTTGTTGGTGCTGTATGGGGAGCAAGTAGAGATAGTTCTAGATCAGAACACAGATATTTCGGTCAGATAGAATACTGTCAGCACCAGATGAAAAACGATAAGACTAGGAATATATTAGTAAACTATTTTGGTAAAGAGTGGGCAGAAAGATATATGACAGAGGTCTTGTTTGACGAACCATAAATATTAGGAGACTTATTATGACAACGTGGCAAAGTACACAAACCCGTGGATTTTTAAAGGCAGTGTTTTTGATTCTGATGACATCGGCGATCACTACGGGTTCGTCTATTGCATCACCAATACCACCACTGGCAAATCCTACATCGGCAGAAAGTACTTCGTGCAGAAGCGAAAACCAAAAGGAGGAAAGCGTAGAGTTACAAGTGAGTCAAACTGGAAGCAATATTACGGAAGTTCTGACGAGCTTAAACGAGACATTAAGGAGAATGGCAGAGATACTTTCAGACGAGAAATCCTCTCCCTCCATACAACCCTTGGAAGAACAAACTATGAGGAGACAAGACAACTCTTTTTAAATGAAGTCCTGACAAAGAGGTTGACAGATGGTAGTCCTGCCTACTATAATAGTAACATCTTAGGAAGATATTACAGAAAAGATTATTTTTAAATATTATGCAAATTTTTCTAGACACTGCCGATATTGAAGCAATAGAAGAACGATACGACAGTGGAATAGTTGCGGGTGTAACAACTAACCCGACTCTTGTTGCAAATCAAGGAATCAATTACCTAGAATTAATACAAGAAATCGCAGAGGTATTTCCTGAGATGGAAAGTATATCTGCAGAGGTCAAAGGTGACACAGCAGCAGAGATGATTGATGATGCTGCAAAGTATCGTGACATTAGCGAAGCAGTAACTATCAAGTTACCTATGACAAAGGAAGGGATCAAAGCATGTAAGTATTTCAGTGAGGTTGGTGTTAAGACTAACGTCACTCTTTGTTTCTCAGTAGCACAAGCAGCACTTGCAGGAATGGCAGGAGCAACATACATCTCACCATTTGTAGGTCGTCTTAATGACAACTCATTTAGTGGTGTAGAATTAGTTCGTGGCATTGCTGATTTGTATTGCACACAATCAATTAAAACAAAAGTCCTCGCTGCTAGTTTACGTGACGTACATCATGTATCTCGTTGCTTCCTTTACGGTGCAAAGGTTTGTACTCTACCTATAAAAGTCTTTGATAAAATGTATGACCATGTTCTTACTCGTGAAGGACTAGATATATTTGACAAAGATTTCAAACGTATGGTATAATGTTCACAGTATACTCTAAAGAGGGATGTCCTTTCTGTCAAAAATTTAAACAAGTTTTAGAAATAGAAGGATTGCCTAGTCTGATATTAGATTTGAATACAGACTTTTCGTACGATGAATTCTATGAATTATTTGGAGAAGGATCTACCTTTCCACAAGTAATTATGGATGACATACCATTAGGAGGGTGTCAGGAATCATTGAGGTACATGCAAGAAAATAATTTATGCTGTGAAATACCATGAGCGAAGCATTAGAAATAACAAAGGCAGAGTTTGATGCCGACAAAGAAAACTATCTTGATCGTGTAGAAAACGGTGAGATAATTATAGTAAGACAACCTAACGGAAGTGCTGTTCTTGCTATCCCTGAGAGATGGGATGATGAATTAATAAATTTATGGAACCATGACGACGGAGCATGATTGATATATTAGAATCAATAGCAAAGAAAGAACTCTACATGGGTTACATCTTTGGTATTATGATAATAGGAGGATACATCAGACAGTATCATGTATTAGATGATGTTTATTCTCTAGCAAAAAGATACATAAAAGACGCTCGTATCATGATTATTATTACATCATTGATAGGAGGAGTCTTACCAATACCTGGTAGAGTTGCATTGTCAGCACCACTACTGGATGCTATTGCACCACCTGATAAAAAGAAAAGAAGTGAGTTTGGTATTATAGATTATCTTTCTACACATCATTACTATTGGTGGTCACCATTAGAGAAGACAATCATTCTTCCTATGGCAGCATTAGGTATAACTTATGGAGAGATGCTAAGTTATACTTTTCCTTTTCTACTGGTATGCATAGGGTATACTTGGTGGTATATCTTTACTAAAGTAAATCCTAGAAGTGTCATACCTGACATGAGTAACATTAGAGATTTTGATTGGAAGAGAGCATTACGAGGTTGGGCACCATTCATAGCAACAATATGGTTCTTGCTATGTGTAGGTAAAGCAGGAGCAATCTTCTTTTTCCCTTGGTTTGGTGCTATGTGTTGTTACTATGCATGGTTATGTAAGGATTGGAAGTGGGGTAAGTATATTAATAAACAGTTTGCAATTATTTCTACATTAGTTTTAGCACTAGGTGGTGTAGTAGGATTGATTAAAGAACCAGTTATGGTATATCTTAAGTCAGCAACACCAGAGATGATCATACCTGTAACTCTTGTAGGTATGGTAGCAGCATGGATCATGGGATCATCAGGTAAGTATGCAGGAATGACATCTGCTCTAGTATTGATCTTTGGTCCTCAATATCTTACATGGTTTCTTGCTACAGAATACTCAGGATACTTATTATCTCCTGCACATAAATGTTTGATGATAGGTCAGCAATATTTTGGTACACCAATTCGTAAATATTATGTTGTCTTAGGACGAATGTGTGCTATACTAATAGTATTAGCATTTATTGGCACCTTTTTACCATGAAACTTGAAGTGATTTTAGAACGCTATCCGTACAGGTTTGTACAGTTTGGCAAACTAAAAACTGGTTATCCAGATTTTAGAATACAGAAGTTCAATGAATGGACTCGAAGATACAATGACATGTACTTGCTAGATAGTCAAGCACAACTCGATTGCTGCATCGAAGACCACGAGTATACCAAGTGGTTAGACCCAGATCCAGAGGTAGCAGCATACCCTAGAGATACAGACACAATTACATCCCCTTACACATCATGAGCGTAAAATCAAACGTAGAACGTGCTGAGTCAGCAATGAGAAAGGCACTAATTAATGCTCTCGCAGAGGGAGAAGATCAACATCTATGTGAACTATTTGAAATGCTAATGGCATTGCGTGACTTAAAAGCACAAGTCAATAACACTATTAGATTCACTGATAATACAGAACAGTATTACAATAGAGAAAGTGAATTTAATATTGATCTTAGTAATCATGACAATGTTATAACTTTTCCAACTAAACATGGAGGAGATTTAGATGCACTGGATGATATTGAAATCAACACAGATGGAGACGAAGAGGGTTGACACCCTCTTTTTTTATGCTATAGTATATTTGTTGGACGCAACATGGGAGTGACTGAATAAACTTACTGGCAACCGCTGGTTAAGGTGATGAGTCAGAGGTGGTGCTCGCTGTCAGCAATGGCAGAACTACTCAACCAAGTAGGACTCAGGCAATAACGTATTTACTAACTGTAGTAATGCCCGTTATTTGTTGGTACACAGGAATCCAACCTCCCTCTTTAATTTAAGTGTTTGTTTTATATTGTGGGGTGGTCTAACCACCCTTTTTTATATGAGTGATTTAATTGTAGTCGAAGATTTTATTTCTCTAAACTATCAAGATGTTCTTGAGAGGTATTTTGTGAATGATGATTGGAATATACCTTGGGATAAAAAAGATGATATAACAGTTCCAGAAGACTCTCCTTACATGGGAAAAAATAAAGTTGGATATAGCCATGTATTAGCAACCACAACTGAAAACTTTCCCAATCCAGTATCCACCGCATGGAATTTTGTTTTTCCTATGGTTTTTGAAGGATTTAACAAAGCAGGTATAAATGTTGATTTCTTATGGCAATCAAGAGTTTTTAAGACACCACCATCTGATATAAATGATCCTGAGTATATACACGTAGATTCACACTCATATCATTGGGTATGTCTATATTATCCTCACGATAGTGATGGCGATACTGTATTTTTTAATGAAAAATGGCCTGATGTTACTATGGATAGTGCATCAACCACAAAGTTTACTGAACTTATAAGAGTTACTCCAAAAAAAGGAAGAGCAGTAATATTTGATGGTACTCGTTTTCATAGTGCTTACAGATCAAAAAAACAACACAGAGTTGTTATAAACACAAACGCTTCAATATTATGAAAGATTTAAGTTTAAATGATTTTGTTTACATAAAAGAAAATGAATTAGATGAGGATTTTTGTCAACATATAATTGATAAGTTTGAGAAAGATGATAGAAAGGCACAAGGTATTGTTGGAGGAGGATTGAGAACTGATATTAAAAGATCTACTGACTTGTCAATGACACATGTTTCTGGATGGGAAGAAGAAGATAAAATTTTTTACAAGAGTCTCAATAAAAATATTATTAACTATGAAAAA